AGAATTTATTGAAGGAATGTTAATTTTTTTGGATATTTCGTATATAATTTTTTCATGTTGTTTAATAACTGCTCCATAACTAATCACACCACCTGGATTTGGAATGCACGAGCCATCAAAAAATACCTTTATCATTTATAATTCCTTTGAGCCCATAACCCTTGCAAATCCTTGCTGGATTACTATAATAGCTCAGTCAGATTGATTGTTAATAATCCTTTAGGGGGAGTCGCATCCCCCCTATCCTTTAAAGATCCAATATCTCTATTAATTCATTAATAAACTTCTCATAATCTTTATGCATTTTGAAATTAAACCCGTATTTTAATAAGAGATTTTTTATCGCTCTGTATTGATTGAATTTATCCATTTTATAGAATCCTTTCTATATTTTATTCACAAAATAAGTTAATAACGTTGTGGAAAACCATCGTACGTGATACATTGGTATATATCAATATATAATTAAAAAAGGACGATAAACATGCAACAAGTAAAGGCTTTCAGCATACGGATTCCAAAAGACACATGGATTTTTTTAAAGAAATTAGCAGCGGAGCAGGAAATGTCCATGATGCAGATTATTAAAGATTGTTTAGAAACACACAGAAAAAAATATGAAAAAAAAATGAATAGCACTGTTGACAATGATTGATACCTTGGTATAATTGTTGTTGTCAACTTTACACGTTTTTATAGGAAACAATTAAATGACAAGAGAAAAAGATTTAAAAAATATTTCATTACGTGTAACTAATGATTGTTGGAAAAAATTAAAAATACTTTCCATACAAAAAGAAATAAGTTTACAAGAATATGTAAAAGATATTTTAGAAAAAAGTATAACTAAAAAAACTTTTGATGAGATAAATGTATAACAGAAAATGAGGAGTAAATAAATGCTATTTATAGCATATACAACAGTTTTCTTAGTAGGATTGGGTATTTTTAGTTTTTCACCTTTGCTAGCTATATTTTTATTTGGATTTATTTTTATTTATTTCAACACATTGGAGGGATAAAAAATATGGCAGCACTGTTCGATACACTAAAATACACAAAAAGTGCTGAAGCCGTAGGAATTCCAAGAAAGCACGCAGAGTTTCAAGCTGAGGAAATGGCAAAGTTAATAGATAATACATTGGCAACAAAAAATGATTTAAAGGATTTAGAATTAAGATTACTAATAAAAATGGGAACAATGATGGTTGTTTGTTCTGGATTAATTATGTCGGTATTGGGATTTATAATGAAACATTAACTTAAACAGATTGCCCCAAGATGTTCAAGCATCGTTGGGGCTGTCATAAAAAAACTTCAAGGAGTTTATATGAACATAAATATGTTACATCAATTATTTATAAATAAGCAATATTCTTTATTAGTTGAAGACGAAATATATTGCCCAATGTGTGAAGTTGTTCATGAGAACAATTCAAATTGTCAAAGGAATGACTAAAATGATACATACTTCTTATAAGACATCTGATGTTTTAAAGTTCACCAAATCCCTCATATGCAGTTACGGCTATAGAGATTACAAAGATTTATCTATTGGTGACAAGCAAGAATTAGTTTCCTATCTGATAGATACATTCAAACATGATGAGTTCTGTTGCATAACCGATGCTAAACATTCTGATCAAACAATTAATTTATTGAAGAAAACATTACGAGGCGAAGCCGACGTAAATACACTTTTCGATACAATAAAAACTAATGCAATGGATTATTACGATTCAACGATGGAAGAAATTTTTAATTATACATTGGATATATTGGAGGATGATTAAATGGAAAGATTATGCGCAAAGGAAGTAAATAAATCATTTCATGTTGTGGATGTTTTTGTTTGTTTTGCATTACTGATTGTTTTTTTTATAACAAGTTATGTTTGTTGGATTGAGATTACTAATATTTGAGGTGATATATGGCGTTACGTGCAAAGAAACCAGAAGTTAGAGAGCCCAGATTAAAAGCTTTAGTGTTTGCGAGTGAGGGGTCTGGAAAGACGCATATGTGTTGTAGCTTTCCTGATACTTATTACATTGATACTGAAGGTTTAGAAGACCATCCGCAATTTGTAAAAATGATTAGAGATAATGGCGGAGATTTGGTTTATTTAACCGAATTAAGTGAAATCATAGAAGAAGTTAAAAGTCTTATATCCACGAAACATACTTATAAAACTCTTGTGATTGATTCAATATCATTTCCATATGGTTGGTTATCTCAAATAGAAGCTGATCGATTAGGTAAAAAAAAGGATAATGAAGGTACAGAATTTGGCGCTAACCTTGCAAAGGCTAAACGCATGACATTTCAATTAGGAATATTATTATCTCGCCTTGATATGAATGTTTTAGTTACCGCACATGAAAAGACAAAATATGAGAAAAATGTTGAAGTTGAAAAAACTTATGATATAACAGACAAAATGGCTTATTCATTGGGAAGTGTGTGGAATCTAAAGATGTTTGGCAATAAGAGAAAGTTATTCATTAAAAAGTCTAGATATACTGAAATGAAAACTGGTGATTCATTAGACTTTGAAGAAAGCTATGAAGTGATTAAAAATTTATTTGGTGAAGGAATATTTAAACGTGAAGCAAAAACAGAAGAACTTGCAACTAAAGAACAAATAGTGGAATTTAATCGTTTAACCGCATTACTAAATATTTCTGAAGAGCGAGTCAATAAAGTATTGACTAATGCTAAATGCGTTACTTTGGAAGAAATGAACAGAGAATATATTAATAAAGTAATTGTACAGTTACAAAATAAAATACAGGGAGAGGCAGCATGAGTTTTGCATTTGAACCAATGAGTGAAGAACAAATAAAAGCTTTAAACTTCATGGAAGAAGGTGAGTATTCTTTTGAAGTAACAAAAGCCACACAAAAAACTTCCAAATCCGGCAATCCAATGATTGAGCTGCAATTAAAGATATGGGAAAGAACAAATGGTGGAGTAAGAATTATATTTGATTATCTTGTCAGTACAAAAAATATGTTGTATAAAATAAAACATTTTTGCGATAGCGTAGGATTAGATAAAGAATATTTATCGGGATCATTTGAAGCAGAAGATTGTATAGGTAAAATGGGGATGGCTTATATTATTTTACAAAAAGGCCAGCCAAAAGAGGGCGGTGGAAATTATCCTGATAAGAATGCTGTTCAAGATTATATTGTAAATAAATCTGTTAATCATGCTCCTGTTTCAAAAACAAAAGAAAGCTTTACACATGAAAATGATTTATTTGATCATGATATACCATTTTAATTCCTACTATATACGATAAATGAATTATGAAAATAACTGAAAAACAATTACTTGTATTGGTTGACTTGGCTAAATGGTTTTCACAACTACAGATGAATTGGCGAGATTTTGGACCAATATATTCTAGGGAAACTATTGAAAAGTTAGTTATTGATATAGTCAATCAGCAATCCGATGAATTAATAGATATTAAAAATTTATGATACCGGAAGCTCAAAAAGACAATATATAAATATTGATCGAAGAGCCTCTTATTGTGCCATTAGGCGAAATCTATGAGACAACACTGACATGACTTGGCGGATGTGGATGTAAAGTAAATAGTTAATGCCAAGCCAATGACTATTAATGAATAAATCTTGTCATAGAGTAACAAGAGAGGTTGAAGGTGAAATCCCTTTACGGTATCACCTTTTAAGGAAATATATTAATGCAAATAATTTCTGATACATTAAGACCTATAAAAGTATGGACTGATGATATTGAAGAAGAAGCAATTATTCAATTAAAAAATATAGCTAATCTTCCATTTATTTTTCATCATGTCGCAGTTATGCCAGATGCCCATGCCGGAAAAGGCTCTACTGTTGGTACAGTAATTGCAACGCAAGGTGCTATTATTCCTGCTGCTGTAGGAGTGGACATTGGTTGCGGAATGTGTGCCGTAAAACTTCCTTTTAAGATTGATATTTTTGGTGATTCATTAAATGAATTACGTTCATCAATTGAAAGATCTATTCCTGTTGGTTTTAATTCTAATAATGATTTAAATAAAAGAATAGAGATGATTGCCAGTAAAATGAATTTAAGCAAAAAAGCAGCGTTACAAATTGGAACTCTTGGCGGCGGAAATCATTTTATAGAAATTTGTGGTGACGAAGATAATAATGCCTGGGTGATGTTGCATAGTGGAAGTAGAAACCTAGGGAAAACATTAGCTGAATCTCACATTGATAAAGCAAAATCAATAATGAAAACATATTTTATAAATCTTCCAGATCCAGATTTATCTTATTTAGCTCAAGGAACACTTCAATTTGAGGAATATCTAATAGATTTATTGCACGCGCAAGATTATGCAAAAGAAAATAGAAATGAAATGATGATTAGAATTTTAAAAAATATATCTTTCCATATTTATGGCGAAGATAAAGGAACAGAATCGATGGTAATGTTCCGCGTTGATTGTCATCATAATTTTACTCAAAGAGAAAATCATTTCGATAAAAATATATGGATTACTCGAAAAGGGGCTGTTTCAGCTCGCGAAGGACAATATGGCATAATTCCTGGTTCCATGGGAACAAAATCATATATCGTAAAAGGTAAAGGTAACTTAGATTCATTTTGTTCTTGCTCCCATGGCGCTGGTCGCAGTATGAGTCGCACTGCTGCTAGAAAAAAATTTACTTTAGAAGATATATTGAAACAAACTTCTGGTGTTGAATGTAGAAAAGATATTGGAATTGTTGATGAAATACCAGAATCATACAAATCAATTGATACAGTAATGAAAAATCAAGAAGATTTAGTTGAAATTGTTCATACATTGAAACAAATATTATGTATTAAAGGATAAACAATGAAAGCAAGAACAAAAAAACTAAAACACTATGACCCAATAACAATCCAAGAAGTAAAGACAAAACCCAATGAATCAAGATTTTTCCGTAAAAAATCATTAACTCGATTAGATAGAAATAATCCTGAAGAAATTAAAATAATAAATAGTATGTGCGTAATATTATGAATAATAAAATAAAATTAGACACAAAAAATTATAACTGCAAAATATTAGAAATCCTACTTGCGCAACTTAAAAATAATCCAACTGGAAAAGAAATAATAATTCATGAACTAGAAAATAGCCTTGCAATTCTTGATAGAGAATTAATACAAAATATGTGCGAAATAATGCCATTGAATTTGAGGTATTTATGACGGAAGAAGAATTATCAGAATTAATATCTAAATCTTATAAGAAAGGTCAAATAGATGGCTTTGATACAGCTTTTGATTTGATTATCGAAATTGTAATTGAATATAAAGAAACTATGAAAAAGATTACGTTAAAAATGAATTAATAACGCTAAAAAAACATAAAGAAAGAATAAATGGAAGAAAGCATAAAAGAATAGTTTTGGAGATTAATAGTGGAAATTGAAGAGTTGGTATGTTCATTAGACCTTTCTAAAAAATTAAAAGAATTAGAGGTAAAACAAGAAAGTTATTTTTATTATGGAAATGAAAAATTAATAACAAAATATAATGAACTTAATTGTCTTTATAAAAATAAAGAATATTTCACAGATATTTGTCTTGGATGTTGCGATCATCCAGAAAAAATAGAATCATTATACTCAGCATTCACAGCCGGTGAACTTTTCGAATTATTGCCTGCTTTTGTAGACATTAAAAAAGATGAACCATTCAATGGTTTTTGGTTTAATCTTATTAAAAGATCATCTTCAAATATAAGATATATTGTAAATTATCATTGCGATACAATGGAATTCAATCCGGAAAGTATATTTTTTAATCTAAAAGTAATTAAGCCAAATATTTATGGTGAAAATTTATCGGATTGCCTAGCACAAACATTAATTTATTTAATAGAAAATAATTTAATTGGTGTTAAGGATTTTAAAGGGAAGGAATAAAATAATGCAAGCCACTATACAGCAAATAATTAATATAAAAAAACTTGAAGCTTTAGAAAAATATATTGCTATTCAAGCAACAGATAAAGAAGTTTGGTTTGTTCCAGAAACTATAACTGAGAATTTACTACAAAGACATTTACGGCAAATAGCCTATTTAATTGAAGAAGCTTCAGTAGATCAAATTTATGAAGCAATTGGTAATTATAGAAAATATTTAGAAGAAGATGCCTTAAAATAATTTATTTTTGGAGAATGAATAATGCTACAAAAAATAACAGATACTTTTTATATAGATATGGAGCAAATAGCATTTGTAGATAAAGTTAGTAAGGATATTAGAATTTTTATGAAAGAAACAAAAAATTGGCATACTCCACTTACATTATCTTCCCTTACAAAAGACGGAAAAGAATTTATGAAAGCATTGAATAGATATGTTGGATAAATTTAATTGCGATATCCATGGATTTTTATCTGGTGAATCAATTAGAATAATTACAATAAAAAAGCGTGAATATATTCGTTGTAAACTTTGTCAAAAAGAAAAAGATAAAAAATATTCAAAAAATTATAGAGATAAAAATAAAGAATATTATAAAAACAAAAAAACAGAACATTATAAAGAAAAACCTGAAATGCAGAAGGAACGAAACAAGAGATACAGGGATAAGAAATTAAAATCTTCGCCCAAGTAGCTCAGTTGGTAGAGCAATTCACTCGTAACGAATAGGTCGTTGGTTCGATTCCAATCTTGGGCATAAATTTTAAAGGAGGAATTTATTCCTCCTTTTCAACATTATTACTTTTTCTTATGCATCTTACTCAATTTCTTAATAACTTTTACTTCCTTAGCCTCATGAACTTTTTCCATATGTTCTTTAGCTTTAGCATGATGATGCGCCGCTTTTTCCATATGTGCAGAAGCTTTTTTATGATGATCTGGTTGACGAGCCATTTTAATTTCCTTAAATTAATTTAAAAAATCATTATATATCTTAAACAGAAATATATTCAGTTATATAACATATCCCAATTGTACCAGCCGCTCCAGTAACATTGGTATTTGCATTTGATACTTGACTACCAGAACCTCCACCGCCAAAACCATTTCCAACTGCTCCTACTTGAGATCCTGCATTGACTGAAGTAGTTGCAAAAAAAGAATTACCACCATTTCCTGGTAACACAGCTCCAGTTGAACCAACAAAAACCCATCCAGGCATCCCTCCACCACCAGGAATATTTATATCTCCTCCACTAGCAGTGCCGCCTGTTGATCCATTCTGTTGTTGAACTGTTCCAGTAGAAGCACTTCCTGATCCTCCTGCTCCACCATTAGCTGTCAAAATTCCTCCGCCACCGGCAGGAGTAAATGTACTGTTTCCGCCATTACCACCCGCATTGTTTCCGGATGAACCAGCAGATCCAGCAGCACCTATTACAAGAGCAGCGTTCGCTCCAATTCCAGCAATTGTATATAATTTTTCGCAATATCCAGCGCCAGCGCCGCCACTACTTGCGGCTGCTTGCGCAGCAGTGCCTGCGCATCCTCCAGATCCGCCACCTCCACCACAAATTTTAACAAGAGCAAATTTTGTTCCAGCAGTCGGCGTATATGTTTGCGTAGAAGTTAAAATAACAGGATTGACTTGAGTAATTGGTGGTTTTGTCGACCAAGAAGGAGTAGTACTAGAACCTGACAATAAAGCAAGACCTGCAGTTGCAGTTCCACCAAGAATTGCGCCAGCTGAAGCTGTTGAATAAAATATACCGCCATTACTAGCTGTCAAACTCGCATTAGTTCCACCATTTGCAAGTGTAATTGGAAATACGATATTACCAAATTGAGAAAAACTAAAAGCAGTTGTATCGACAGTTACAATTGTTGCAGCATTATACCAAGCGGTTCCAGCAAGCGTTGAACCATTCTGAATTACAATTAAACCCGTACTGTTAATATCAGTTGTTGTATCATAAAAATTTGCTCGCGTTAAAACCCAATTAGAAGCACCAGATCCTACATTGGTTACGGTATAAATTCCTTCGTTCTGAGGAGCGGCTAAATTTTTTACTAATACATTTGAATTAAGAGGAGGATTTACACCATCTAGAGCAAATGTTGCTTGAGCGCCATTATTTGTTAATGTAGCACCAACACCTGCGCCTGATTGAGTAACTGTTAAATTACCGGTTGTTGCTGCGTAAACAGATGTTCCATTAAGTGCATTTAAATCGACATAATTTTTAGTAGCGGCATCTTGAGCAAGTGTTGGATCAGACACAGCATTAATTTGATGGCTTCCCATATTAATAGCGCCAGCCATTGTTCCGCCTGCTTTTGCTAGATAAGGTGGCACTTCAGTATCATTAATACTATTATTTGTTGCCATAATTAATAATTCCTTTTATTAAAATTAAGCTACTGTTAAATTACCAACAGCACTTTTAACAGTAAAAGTCGTATTAGCAGTAACACAAATTACTTCTACACAATCCCATTGATTAGTAGATGTTAATGATCCAGCAACACTTGTTGCAGAACTTCCAAAATGGATAGTTTGTCCAGCATTTGCTTGCAATATCCAACCTGCAGCGCCTTTTCCTGCAATAGCGATAATAGAACCTTCAGTAACAGTTGCTGCAATTGTTACTGTTGATTGACCAGCATTAGAAATAATATATCCATTATTGCCAGATGCTGTAACAGATGTTCCTGGTAAATCATTCCAAACAAAGCTTGCAAATCCTGATGTTCCGATACTTAATGTTCCCGCGCCTGTTGTAAGAGATATATTTCCACTTGAGCCAATAGTTGCAGCAACAGGCGTTGCTCCAGTAGATCCTAAAATGACTTGTCCATTTGTCATCGAGCTTGACCAAATAGGAACGCCAGCGCTTGTTGATACTAAAGAAGCACTATTTGCTGCTGTTAATGCTCCAATAACATTATTACTGGTTGAAAAAAGCAATTGATTAATTGTGGTAGTTACAGGATAAGTTGCTGTTGAAAATGATGGAGCACTAGCAGCACCAGATAAGACTACTTGATTTGCAGTTGCGGTATGAGCTAATAATGCTAATGCCGAAGCCGTAGAATAAACAATAGCACCATTATCAGCTGCAAGATTTGCAGCAGTGCCACCAGCAGACATTTGTAATATACCACCAGTAAATCCAAATGCTGTTTGAACTTGTGCTAATGTTTCTTTATATGTAACGCCACCTTGAACGACAGGAAAAATATCAGTCGTTGCGGCTGATGGTACCGCTGGAAGTGCCGAAATTTTAATTCCTGCCATGATTTCATATCCTTATGAAATTTAATGTTCGATATCTATATCAAATCCAGTTTCAGTTAATATATTGAGGCTGTTTTCTGTTAAAAGAGCAAATGAATCATCAACAGAATTTGCCAATGTTGCGTAAATTATTTGAGTAATAAATCCTGATGCCCAATTCATAAAATAATTCCATTTATTTTGATAGGGGAAGATAAATCTTCCCCTATTTCAAAATATTAATCATTAAGCAACACGTTCAACAATGCCACTGATACGCAATGATCCAGCAGTATAATCTGTAGCACCGCCAGAATATTTGAAGCTTAAGTTGGCACCAGCAACAGTTGAAGTAAAGATAGCAGCAGATGCTGGGAATGGAATTGCAGTGCCACCCCAAACTGTATTCGTGAGTGCCTGCATATTGGCAGCAGGTACTACTGAATAGACAGTTGTTCCATCTGTTACTTGCCCTAATCTATCGCCACCGCCACCAGAGAAGTTTGTACCACCAGAATTTAAAAATAACTGACGTATCTTGTATTGTTTGGAACCACTTGATGTGACAAGAGTAACAGAACCACCAGCAGCAAGCGCAGCTTGGCCAACCGTAACATCAAATGATACGAGATCAGGTGATTGGTCAGGCGATGCAATACCGCTAAATAAAACTTTATTAACAGCAAGCGCGCTATCAACAACTAATCCGGCTGTTCCGCTAAATTGCGGGAAATTACCAGAAACAACAGCAGCACCACTAATTAAAGGCTTAGCAGTAGCTGCACCTGGATCAGCAATTGTAATTACAGTTGCTTGGCCAAATGATGCATTAGTAATGTCAACGTTAAAATTGCCGCCGTTAGCTGCGGAAATTAAACGTAAACTACCTGTCGTTGTTGTCGTTGGAAATAACTGCAATGTACCAATTTGTCCGCCCGTTGCAAGTCCAGCAATAAGATTTCCAGCATCAACTTGTAAATTTCCTGACGTGATATGCTGAGTCGCTGACGAACTTTTACTTAAAATGAAATTAGCAGTTGCAGATCCGCTATCTGGAATAGAAACTACTTGCGATTGGCCAACCGATGAAGCATTACTAATTGTAGTATTAAAATTACCAGCACTATTAGTAACTGCAGCTAAAAGTAGTTCACCACTAGTTGCAGCCGCTGGAAATGATCCCAACGTTCCAGCTGTTCCAGAAAGACCCGCTTGAATATTGCCGCCATTAATTGCCGTTGCAACATCTTCGCCCATTTGACCAGCAGTACCGGTAAATACAGCAAGATGATTTGCAATGGTTGGTAATGTTATATTTCCTGCAGAAGATGCATCTATCCAGCTTTGATTATTAATACCTAATATTGCGGGCAAAGATTCAACCAATACGAAAGCTGTGCCTCCCAATGCAGTACCAGCGCCAACTGTTACATATTGTCCTGTTTTAAATTGTTCAATACTTTGTTGATCAGCAGCACGTTGCAACACAACAGTTGTACCAATACTTAAAACGACATAAACACCATTTTGATTGGCTGATGTCTGTCCTTGCAATAAAATTCGGTCACCAACTGCGGCAACAACGCTGTCAACAGTTAATGAACTTGCAGCAACAGTAAGCGTTGCTCCAACACCATTATTTTGAGCACCATTATTATACGTACCGGAAACGTTAACATTTGAACATAGACGAACTGGAGTTAACCAGGGTGAAATATTGTATTGTTGAAAACTAGCCATTTTGAAACTCCTTTTAAAAAATTAAGCCTGAATGAAAGTAATATTGTTTGTCCCTAAAATTAATGGAATAGGTTCAACCAATGTAAAATGAAATCCTGCATTAACTGTTCCTGCACCGATTGGAACAAAAGAACCAGCTTTCATTTGTTCTATTGATTGAAAATCAGGTGCGCGTTGCAAAACTGCTTGAGTAATGGAATCACCTGCTACTGTAACCACATATATACCATTTTGAAAACCACTCGTTTGGTTCTGTAACAAAACACGATTTCCAACCGAAAGAACAACACTGTCAATAGTAACAGCGCCAGTTGATGTGTAAGTAAATGTCGCTCCTAAAAAACTATTCAAAGGTCCATTATTATATGTCCCCGTTTGATTTGACGTAGAAACTACTCGACATGGAGGAAGCATAGAATTTGTATGTATCGCAAACATTTGAGTCATTTTATTAGCTCCCAACCACTATGCTTGTTGCTGTTGTTCCAACTGAATTTATCATAACAGAATATATTGGATGAAATACACCTGCTGCTAATCCGACTAAAGTTTCAGTCGTTCCATCCCATTTTACATATGATAAATTTCCAGTGACCCCTACATAAATCCATCGCATTAATTCCCCATATTGTGTGTCCAATGAAGGTTGCAATGTTCTTGCAACACCGGCCATGGTACGCGTCGGCCCAGTGTAAGTATTTCCATCCAATGGCGGTATTGTTTGTAAATTTAAAATAGCCATCCTTGGCTCCTTTTAATTAAAATTTTATAGCTTAATAAATACGTTCATATAAGTTGTTGGTTGTAAAATATTATGCGCTACACCACTTCCTGTACTTCCAGTTGCTGGTTGGAAATCAGCTCTATTTCCTGCAGATAAAGCAAATCCAGTTCCCTTGTCTGTCATAAAATTATTAGCACCACTTGGCGCAGGGTGTGTATGAGCAGGCAATTCTGCAGTAGATAATGTATGTAATTCTTCACCAAGATATTGACCTAATTGATATGGTGTCACTTGAACCGTATTAGTTGCTCCAGTTGGCGCTGCTGTAATCGTTATTAAAGATCCGCCTGGTGTTAAAGAAACACTAATATGCGTCGAATCAACTATATTGGCATAATATGTAATAGAATTTGTTGTTGATCCTTGCGCTAATGTAAGACCGGCAGCTAATGTTCCATTTGTTACAAATATAACAGGAACGCTTAATCCAAATCCGATCGAGCTTATAACACCAATGCTTGTTGTTGGAGGAGCAGGAGCTGTAACGGTAATATTTTGCAAGATTTCAGTATTAAGAGTTCCAGCAAAAACACGACCTAATGCTTTTGTTAATGCAATTGGCTTATTAGCCACGAAATCAAGAACAGCCGTTGCTCCACGACCTCCTGTAACTGGCGCCCAAGCATTGACTACAGAATTCCATAAAAGATTATATAACGGAAATGTATCACTGCTTGCTCTGGTTGTTGCTAATGATGATGGACTCCCAATAGTCCCATCATTCATATTGACATATCCAGATATAAAATTATTTAACGATGTTCTTATATCACCTGTTCTTGGTGTATTTATCGCAGCATCAATAGTGTCATAATTAATAAAATCAGTAGCAGGCGCAACATTACCTAAATACAAAGATGGTTTTGTAAAATTAATTTCATAGGTGGTAGTTGTTGGCAAACTAACTCGTAAAAATATCCCATCATTTCTGCATGGTCCTAAATTATTAGTTGCAGCACTTGGCAATGTCACAGAAACTGTATATTTTGCCCAGCTATTACTTAATGCAAATGTTTGAATAGGCGCTACAACAGTTGGACTAGCGCCGGCTCCGCTTCCAAAAAATTGCGCAAATTCAAGTAATATAGTTTGCGTTCCACTAACGCCTTGTGCCCAAATTGTGAATGTAACAGGTTGCCCACTTAAACTTTGCGCTTTTGCATTAATGGGATATAGAAAATAACGATATGTCTCAGTGCCTGCTCCTGTGACCTTACTATTCACATATTCAAGTGGCGTTACATCAGGCGTTAAAGCAGATGATCCAAGAGTAAATGGAGTAAATGTCACAGTTTCCGTTGCTGTTGCATTTGTCTTTATAAGATAAATATCAGGTCCATAAGGCTGCGCAATCGCCACTTCTGCCGATAATCCATCATGAACGCCTGGCGCCATTGCAGTGATTGCACTTGTTATAGAAATAGGTGTGGCGCTTCCAGTAGTTGGAACCCCAATATTTCTCCACATCACATTATTAAGTATTAAATTATCAAGATTAATAGCAGTTGTAACACTTCCGCCAGAACCAAGAGAGGGATAATAATTTAATACTTCCCAAATTGTATTGCCTTGAGCATCTTTTAAAAGCAAATTATAAAGACTAGTCGGATTTAATGAATCCAATAGAAAATAAAATGGTCCCGGCGCATTACCATTAGCATCAAATAAAATAGGATCAGTGTATGGAAAAAGACCGCCAGGATCAGAAAATATGAATTTTTGAACACTTGGATTTAAACTATCGGTAGAAAATAATTGAGCTCCGCCAGCGGATACACCAAAAATATTGAAATTCGACCATATCGGATCGAAACCTAGCGCAAGCGTGGTTGTCATTTATATCACTTCCTTGTGATAATTTTATCTAGTTTACTATTGTGTTAATATATTTCCCATCTATTTTATAATAGGTGGATTGCCCATCATATTATTATAAATTAATCCTGCAGCACCTAATCCACCAATTACAGAAAGTCCTGGCAAAATCATTTTTCTTATGCCCATAGCCGGATGAAATTTTCCTCTTTTCCTCATAAATTCACCTTTAGACAAAGCATTTACTAACTCTTTTTCAGACATTTTATCTGCCTTATATTCACTAATATTTTTGTTATAATAAGGAACAACTTCTTTTCTATATCCAGTTTGAACATTGTTGTATTTATTTTTTAAATCTTTATCAATCACACCCTGTTCATTTTTAAACATATTATTTTTTATAGCATCAACTGCTTTATTAACAGCGTCACTATGTTTTCTTTGTGCTGTATTTTTAGTAACTGTTTTTCTCAAATCTCGTTGAATTTTTAATAAATCACTTTTTGCATTGTGAGCACTTTGAATACTTGGATTATTTACAAAATCTGTCACACCTTCTATTGATTCTTTTGGAGAATACTTTTTCAATGTTTTGTAATCAATTTTATCAACTATATGAGAAACATCATTATGTCCTTTATTTTCAGCTTGTTTCCATAAATTATTATAGCGATTTGAATATATTTCTTTATTTTTATTAGCGGTGTTAATAATATCTTTTGCAATACTTTTAGCTGTTAAGTTTGCTGGATTGAAGACAGATGCTAATTTTCCTGCTCCAGTAAGATTTAAAGCATTTCTTGCAGACCCACGTATCAATTCTTCTCCTGGATATTTAGGCTGACCAAATAATTGATTAATATCTCCAGAAATATCTTTTTGCGCTGGAATTTTTTCAGGAAAAGATTGTGGTAATAAATTTAATCTATTAGCACCATACTCTGCTATTGAACGAGGAGTATTTAATACATTATGACCAAGCTCTGCAAGACCAGCAGCACCTTGCGCTAAAGCATGTCCTGGGTGTTGTTTTAATGCGCTAAAAACTCCAGGAATTTCTGTTTTAGCAGATTCAGCATATTGAGGAATATTTTTTAAAAAATTCATTCCTCCACGCAATATATCCTCTCCAATTCGAGGTATCACTTTGGCAGCAGCCATTCCCAATCCTTCTTGAGATTGACGTTGTCTAGAATTAGGAGCAGTAGGACTAACTTCCCAATCAGATTCAGGTTGATTTATTTGATTAGTTTGTGCTGATTTATTATCAGGCACTAATTCCCAATCAGACATTAAGCACCCCACGTTTTCTAGCTTCTTTAATGGGAACTGTTACAACTTCGCCTGTTTTTTTATTCCTAATAGTAATAGTTGGATTTAATTTTTCATGAATATTTTGTCTTATTAAATCACCATTAACTTGTTTATCTGCTTCTTCTTGAGCTTGTAATTTATTTACATGATATTTACTCATAATTTCAGATGTTAATCTGGATCTTTCAGTTAATAATTTATTCATAACAGCTAAAGATTCAGTTTTTCCTCTTGCCACATCTACAGTATCAGATGGATTTGGTTTCATGCCTTGAAGTAATTGTTGCTCACCTTTTCTAAATTGCCCTGCAAAATCTCTTGCAGAATCTTTAATAATATTTCCAGTCAAAGTATAATATTGACCAACCATATTTTGCTGTTCTGGTGTTCCAAATTTTGAATAATAAGATAATTCATGATGACCAGCCAATGGAACTTGTCTTATTTGTTCAAATTCAGGAGATGATAAAAGATTAGAAATGCTATCAAATGTTGTTTGTTTAGTTTGTCCATTAAAAACAGCGTCGTTTAATTCTTTAATATCATTAGCTCTAATTTTACCTGATTCTTTACCTTCTTGAACAATTCCTTTATATGTTCCAGTATTTTCTGCATAAGAAGGATTTTGTTCTTGTTGCATTTTCGGTTGAGCATTAGGCTCATTACCTTGGATAGTATAAGCCTCTCCTGGTTGCATATTTTCAATATTTTGTTGGTCTTGTTGTGATAAATTAGGTTGTTCATTATTTAAAAGCGCATTTTTCGGAGATTGCGCTTGTTCAGGCGTCTGTCCACTAAATATATTTTTTAATTTATTACCTACTATAGATAGAAGAGAATTATCAGGCTGATCTTTAGGTTGAGATAATTGATTAAATACAGAATTTCCTGTTCCCTGTCCTGTTGCTGCACGATTTAATAATTCTAATGCTGATTTCTTTTGTGATTCTGGCATATTTGCAACAATACCTTCATTGCCCATCATTTTTGCCAAAAATTGCGGACCCATTAAATTAGCATAAGCAAGTTTAGATGCAGCTTCGGCAGGAACTGTAACTGGAGCATATTGATTTTTTATTTTCTGCATAGCATTTTCTAATTCGCTTTTACGATTATCGATAGAACTTTTGCTAAGCGCATTAATTCCTTGAAATACGTCCATCAAATTACGTGGACGTGGGACATCAATAGCCATATTATCCTCCCCATCCACCTGTTAAGAAATCGACTAATCCGCCAATACCAGACATTTTATCGAAATTTTCACCTTCACTTTGTCCTGCTAACATTTGCGCAAGTTCAGGACCAAATTTAGAAATTAATTCATCCATTTCATCAGCAGAATGCTGCCCTCCAGCCATCAAATGTTCTAATCCACCACCGTACTGAGTATTAACACCCAAAACATTCTGCAACCAATCATTCATTCCACCTTGAGCAATATTAGCTGAATTTTGTTGCATTTGTTGAGCAAAAGGTGTGCTTCCAATGGTGCCGCCAGCTGATGCCGCATTAATTCCAGATCTCATAGACTGATCTTGCAGAAATTTATTATAAGGAGATTCTTGATATTTACCCATTTGTTCATTAATGAATTTTGAAGGATCAGACATTCCTTTTAACCAATTCTGATAATCGCCAGTTGCGCCAACGCCCGCATTATAGAATGGTTGCTGATATCCTAATCCCTGATTCATAAAATTAGTAAGCGAGCCACCAGCTCGTTGAAAAGGACGTCCAGAATGGCTAAAACGAGAAGACAAAAGGCTCTTAAGCCCTGACATTCCTTGGCCTTGTTGACCTTGTCCAAACATCTGTAATAAACTTTGTAGATCCATAATTTCACATCCTTGTGATAATTATTAGAATGATGACCATGCACCATTCTTAAAATATTGTGCGCTATTCAAAGTGGTATTATATATCATTTGTCCGTTTTGTGGACTTTGAATTGCATCTCTTTGTGCCGTTGTAAGTTGTGGTAAAAACATTCCATATGAACTTAAATACCCTGTTAAATTCTGATGAAATGTCGATAAATTTGTTATCCATACATCACTCATTTTATCAGTATCTTTCTTTATTAAAGAATCGTAAATAGGAAATTGATCTAAATCATTAGCCATAATTACTCCGGCAAGATCTCATATGCCCATGCCGCACCCATTAAAATAAATGGCGCATTAATAAAATATTCAAGTTTTGGAACAAAAGCCTGTCCACGAGGTATGACGCCTAGTTTACGCCATACCGTACGAAATGTTCTGTCTCCTACTTTACCCATAGGAGCAGACATCATAAATCCATAAGTCTGACCGCCATCTTTTGAAATGGATAAAAATACTTCCGGATGTTGTTGCGCTGTTATAAAAATTTCTTGTTCTAATTGCAAAACTGATCCAGATTCAGAATCTATCTCAAATGAATTCTCTGTTAACAAACTTAATTGTTGTTCTTGGAAATTTAATAATGCAATATTTCCTTGAAGCAAATCAATTTGAAAACGATCGACTCTTGTTCTTTGATAGGCCGCCGGAACAATAGGTCGGCCAATTCGTCTACGCGGTATTGCTTCGCCATCATTAGTAAAAACAGTGCTATCTAATATGTATAATATTGGACTTGAATAATGGCCAACATAATTTACGCCGTTAAAATAAGCATGAGTTTGCGCAGGATGTCGGTTACCTGCAAGAGTTTCCTCTTCATGCCAGAGCTTTCCTTCTTCCAAAGAAGGATCGCTTAATGTTACGTTATAAACATAAGTATGATTGGCTGCCGTAAAATTCATTCGATAAAATATCAATCCATTTTCTTTTAGTAAAAATCCACGACAATCTGAAATTTGAGAAAGCGCAGCATATCCTGCCAATTTAAAATCCAATGCTCTATTGCTTATTGGAATTGATTGAGTTCCTTCAACTTCCATGACGGAACCTAATCCATCACGATCTTGGGATAAAAAAATCATTTTATCGAAACTAACAGATATACTGCCAATTGCAGGAGTTCCATATTCCATTAAAATAGAATTATTTCTTCTAAATGGTAAATTGGTTCCTAATCCTGAATTTTCCCATATCTCAGTAAAAAATTGACTAAATAGAAAAAGACGTCTATGCAAGGTTCGGCATGCAACTATTGTTCCTGGATGGGAAGTGATTGCTCCCTGTTGTAACTGTCCTGAATTAGTTATCGTAGGAGTCGGAGCGCTATTTCCAGTAAGAATGAGGGGCACTCCTAAAAAAGCACTCGCAGCTGAAAGTGCTAATTTAATAGTAGTTGCATCAATCAATATAGAATAATAGGTATTTCCAGAAACTAATGGTGTCGGAACGCTACCCGTTCCATTTAAAACCACAACCGCTGTGCCAGTAGGATAATTTTGCGTTCCTGACACACCGCCAATAGTACTTGCACCAATAGTCAATAAATTAGTAACAGAACTTGCTGAAAATGAATTAGTCGCAGGTCCCCAAATCATCCCTTGATTGAACATGGATAATTGAAAAGTATTTGTATTTCCATTGGCAACAACAAAAAATCCGTCTAAATAACATACATCAATAGGTGCAGTTGGGAATGAAGCATCAACAATTTTTTCAAATACAGATGCCGTTGTATCCCATATATAACCATTAGCCCCATCAACAAATATAACCTGAAATGTGTTAGCATCAATTCCTACATATCCTGTAGACGTCGCAATTAGCGTTCCAAGTATCGATATAGACCCGCTTGGCGTTATCCTAATGACAGATGATCCGATGACTACATATTGATTAGTTTGAAATACAAATTGCCCACGAAATCCGCCTGTAGCTCCTAAAAAATTAGAATCAGTATTTTCAAGACCAGAAGTACTTAATAAAGACTTATTTTTTTTAGTTAAAGGATCAATATATTCGAAAAGATTAACAGAACGTTCGCCATCCAAGCTAAGGACACGTTGATTATTAAAACTTCCAACAATTTCATAATTCTCAGTTGCCACATCAATAACTCAATATATTGGGCCAGTAGAAAGGCTCTGGCGCAGTTAAAGTGACGGATGGTCTTATGGTCAAATCCGTTTCGTTGGAATTCTTCAAAGTCATGTAATAATCTTCATATTCGTCTTCATTTTGCTTTGGCCAATTACCAGATGGATAATAGGCAAGAAATTTACGAGCTAACGCATATTTCATGAACCCATAATAATTGGGAGGTAATTCTTGCATGGTGTCTTGAGATTTGAGCTCATTAATCATGCTTTTAACTAGCAATGAAAATGGATAAGGTTGATCAGGTGCTGGATAAACCGTAACAAAACTTTCTGTGGCTTGCTTGTCCAAGAATATAAATCCGGGACGCGCTAACAAATTATTTTGACGGACAACGCCAAAATATTGTGCTTTATTGATAATTCTCATCGGATAAATTAAATTGGTAGAACCAGTTGTTGGAACTGTGTATGTTGCCAACGATAAATCAACTACACGATCTGCAGTGATGTCGGTTCCCAATATAATATCTGAAATAGAATAAGTAGCTTGACCTACTACAAATGTAGAATTAATAGTAGTTAAGAATGGAATGTAAATACTATCAGACGAAAATTTATCCAATAGCTCGTTAAACAATTCAAGACCTGTTGAAAGCATAAAGGAGTCGGCTGGTTCGCCAACGCCAAGCTCACCCAACAGGTATAATGAATTGACAATGCAATCATTTACAGTCCTGGTAACTTGAGGCATCCATGCCTCCTATGTTGCTTACTTCAACGGGAACGCAACTTTATCTAACCCTTTGGTTACATCGCGCGCTAATTCTTGCGCATGTTCGCCGTTGTTACACATGTAAGCATCAAGTTCCATTGCCTCACCTTTCAAGTTAGGCACTTTCCCTGCCATTCTTGCAAGTTCAGCTTGTTGCTTTTTAACAAATGCATTTTTAGAAGAATGCTCCGACTCAAATCTCATTTGTCGGGTTTTTGCCATGCTTGCTTCTTTTCCTGGAGCGTTGTCGTATCGGCTCTTCATAAGTAATTCCTTTTACTAAATTAGGATGTTTAAACCATTCACCTGATGTCACATATTGTTCTGCTGCTTCCTCTTCCATAACTTGCATTGGCAAAGTAGCGTGATAAATACAACACAAAGACATCAGGTCACCTCTTTAGGACAATAATTTCACTGCATATTGCGGATGCCATTGAAAACCGCACAGAATGTCTAAACGCATTAAGTTTTGGTAACCTAAAATGTCGCCCGTTTGCGTTACAGCAAGTGATAAGCCAGTTTCAGGATCAATTGCAACACTGGAATATGGAACTTGTAATTTATAAAGAGGCGGACAAACAATATCTAATGCACGAGCAGGATATGCGATGTTAACGTTGTAACTTGGAACCATCGTAACAACACCACCAGATGGAACAGCATTACTTACGTTTTGCAACGGACTTGAAGTGCTGCTAATAATAGTTGGAGATACCGTAATGGTTATAGCACCACCTATTGCAGAACTTGCAGGAGCCGTAATAACAAACTGCATATTTTGGCCAGTCGATGCGCGACTTAATGGGTTAACACTTGTTACGCCAGAAATAGAAATTACATCACCTGGGAGGAAATAATTTGTAACAGCTGCACCACCACCATTTGCACCGGCTAATACAAGCGTATTACCAGATGAAACAGCGCCGTTAACAGTCAGCGTATCGCCAGAATGCAATAACGGACCAGCACCAGCAACGTGCTTAATGATATTTTGAGATTGGAACACATCAAAATAAGATAAATGACCGATAGCAGATTGACGTACAATTTCTTCGTTAAATACTGGTGTAAAGTTATTTTGCAGACCTTGTTTTAATGAAGATCCATCTCGAACCGTCATAGCAAGATAAGCATCATTTGAAATGTTAACGCCTTGTTCCAATAATTTTGCACCGGCTAAATCGACAGTGCCAAAACTATTAATGGGCGTACCTGCACTACCTGAAAAGAAATTTAATTGCAATTCAGCAGCAGAACAAATATCACGTTCCATTTGAGTAATAATGTTTTGAATTGCAGGCTGAATGAACATACGAGAGAAATCTTCAATACGCAAAGATAAGTCTTGCACGGTATAAGCAATTAACGCGTGATATTGATGCGCTACAGTAATGTTCTCAACCGTCTCAATAATGTCTTGAGGAACAGCCGTTGAACCATCGCCAATGATAAAGTTATTTTGACGTCTTACTTGCAAGGTATCGCCAATCTTATAACCTGAACTATTAAAATCGTCCTGATATATACGCGAACCTGTCATAACAAACGGGGCATTGTTAGCAAACATCGCCAAAGCGGTATTACTAACGAGTTGGGTCGTAATAAATTGGTTAGCCATCCTGGCTTTCTCCATCCATGGTTAGTGACTATGGATTGGATTTGATTTGTAACAACATCATTTCCAACCAGCTCTCATCCTTCGACGCAAATCGCCTACAGATGTTTTCTCGGTCACGGCTGTGGAATTGGTTACTGGATTGCTTTTGATATTACCTAATGGTCTATTAGAAGAGTTTTTTGACTCTCCCCCATTAACCAAAGCATGTGACAGTTTTACCATCTCAGCCGCTTGATCTAGTGGGTGGAGTTTTGCAATACGTTTAAGTTCTTCAGGATTTTTACCAAGTTTGTAGAGCACTTCACCGGCGCTTCCAGCACCATTTTTCGGCAACATTAAAGCAGCGTCGCGCATGTGAGGAGTAAAATACATATCCTCTCCTCGAACTATATCTTCAAAGTCATCATACTTATCTGAAGTTCGATCTAAATGCCTGTCGAGATCAGAGTATTGCTTATGAAGATGCGCCTTACTTTCTGCTTCTTTTGCTTTACGCTCTTCCATATCCTTTTGGGCCAGCGTATAGCTCACTGCCTTGTGAATTTGCTCATCTATATCAGACGGCAATTGCTGTCTATTATAGGGATTACTAGCTTGTGAATGATCAGGTTGGGCGTTTCCTCTAGATTGCATTTCATTCATCCTTGCATGCAATTCACGAATTTCCCTTTCGTGAGCCCTCTTTTGTTGTTTCAGACGCTTCTGAACATAAAGAGGATCTTGAGTCTGACCGCTTGGTTCTGCCTCTGATTCTTGAGGCTGTTCTTCCCCTTGCGCACCAACATTTTCTAATACATCACTAGCTTGGTCATCCTGACCACTATCCTGAGCTTCCATATTGTCTCCACCGGCATATTCATTGCCCCGAAGTTAGGCCCTTCGTTAGCCCCGCGACGATCCTGTCACGTATAATTTATCTTATGCTTTGTACATTCAAAAAATAACACTACGGATAGTGTTTATGTTGATTTTTGGCTATTCTTGTGCATATCAGCATAAAGTTTAGCAATATGCGTCGTAAATCCCATTTCTGCTTTTTGAGATTCCAATTGATCTTTTTTAGAGTTCATCCCCATTTTGTCTTGCAATTCATGTGCTTTCATAAAAAGCTCAGCCTTTTCAAGCTCGTGTTTCTCTTGCCTTATCTGCAATTCAGCAGCACGATCTCTAACCTGTTGCATCTCAATTTGCATTTTTTGTTCTTCAATTTGCATTTGATGCTGCTTCATTTGCATTTCTTGTTGCATCATCATTGCTTGTGGATCGGGTTTTGGTGGAGGTGGCGGCTGACCATTTTCTTTAGCTAAAATTTCAGGTGGAACCATAGATTGAAAGCGTTCTGCAATTTGCGGCATGAACTGAACATCTAAATTTTTAGCCCAAAGATCGGCAATAAGTGGGAATGATTGTGGGAATGCTTGTAATGTTTGTTGTAAAAATTCTAATGCAATATCTTTTTGAACTGAGAAAGAGGGACCAGTATCAATCTCAACATCAAAGTCCCCTTTATCAAGCTGGTTCATCATCATGCCATCTTTATCTTTCTGATTCATGATGACTGATTTAGTTTTACCGTCTTGCTTTGAGATAACCATGTGACGTTCGTCGTCGCCTATGATATAAGGCAACAAATCATTTACAACTCGACCACCTTGTTCAATGGCTTGATTGAGGTTATCAAAGAAAACATAAGCTGACATCGATCCTTCAAGTTTTCGTTCGCGCCGTGCTTTCCCTGATATATCTCTGCCTTGCAAAGACTCTGCCTCAGAAAATCCTAAAATCTCATTAATATCTTGTGTCGCACGTTGAGCATTAGCCATCAATGCAGGAGACAAATCCCAGGGTTGCTGTTTTTCAGGCATTCGGCCTGTTTTTGGGTCAGGTTTAGCTCGGAGAATACCCATCTGTAACTCAGGATTTCTCCAATCTTGTTCATAGCCAATAATATTGTCAGGTGTGCCCAACCACTGCTCACGACGACGATTCTTAATCTCAGACGCAATTTCTGAATTAAAATAGTTAACACACTTTTGCGCATCGCGTGCCTCATGAATAAATGATTTAGTGTATTGTCGACCTTCAATGTAATTGCTATCACCATCAACAAAAGGTATTGGCAGTTGACGAGAAGGCCATTCAGAAAAATCAATGATTTGATCTTTTAACATGCGGTAATGCATGATTGAATAATCTTGGGTTTGACGTTTTCCAACAATTTTAGGAATATCGCGCTTAACAATTTCTCCAACAACAGATCCTTCTGTTATTTCTTTATTATCTTCAAATTTCTTTTCGCGCTCTTTCCATTCATCTTCGGTAGCCGTAGTTCCATCAGATAACTTAAAGATTATCAATGGATACCATTCTTTTCTAAATTCATCACACACAATAATTGTATCGCGAGTAGTCCACTGAAAATCCAACATCATGTAAGGATCTATGAATGAAATAGGATTAGTTACATAAGGAAATGTTGCAAAGAATTCATCACGCGTGAAAACAAATCGACGAGAACAATAATTACCATCACCTTTATGCGGCTTGGTGGCTGTAGCATCCCACGAACAAGTAGTTGGGTCATTAATCAATCCATATCGAATAACACGATTAAAGCTGCGTGGTGATTCATAATCCAGTAGAATTTGGAAAGATCCGAAACCCATCATGAGGGCATTTTTAAATGCAGTTTGGTAAACTAAATCGTTTTGGCTTTGATAAGATATCGTTCGTACTAGATCTGCCCGCAGGTTTATTTGTTCTTGAGTGGCCTTACCAGTTAGAGACCTTACAATTAGATCCGGCTTATTTTTTCTTTGTTCACCTACAACTTTTTTGGTTGCGTCATACAACTTATTAAATGTCATCGCTGGTTTAAACAACCGAGTAAATTCCGATCTTTCAACCGCTGTCCATTGATCTCGTATTACAAAGTTGACATCGTCTTTGCCTCTAACGATATTTTCATTGAAGTAACTATTCCATATATTTAAGCCTTCCGCAGCCTTAGTAAGAACGTCACCTTCATCAATTCCGGCATCATTCAGCATTGCGATTCGCCTTTCTTCCATCTCATTAATTTCTTTGGATGAAAGATTATCGGTATTTACATCGCGAGTTTCGCGTTCCATATTTCACATCCTTGTGAAATTAATTTAACAGAGCTTATCAGAGATAATTAACAAATTTTAAATAATTATATTATTTATCAAAAATATATATCTTTTTTAATTTAACAACAATTAAATAAGGCAATAGTCCAGAATTGCACTGGATATGCTATAGTTTCCACTTTTTCAGGCAGTGCGACTATTTCAACCCATCGCCTCGGCCTATAGCCCTAGGGTTTGTACGTGTCACTGTCCACGCCGCTATTGCCATAAATATTATATCACTTGATAATCAACCGCCATAATCTCTTCTACTGTCGTAACCCAATTAGCCGCGCCTGATTCAATCGGCTTAATAATCCAAAGATGATTAAGACCAGGCAACAAAACAATGTACATATCTTTCCATTCAGGTCTAATGATTCTCTTTCCATTCTTTAATTCCGCAACTGCTTCTAAAAAATTCACGATTTATTTCCTTCTATTTTTGATTTAATAAATTTACATAATTTATCTGACTTACCATTCAAAATCATAATCAATGGCGCTTGATCACCCAGAAGAATATTTTTAGAAGAAAACCATATCAATGTTTCCTCGTAATCGCCTTCGAAGTAATCTAGGATAACTTTAAAGGCTTTCTTCAATGTCATACTAACCCCATACAATGCCTTTTCCTTTGCATGTCTTACAATATTCATCCACAACACCACAAATAACAGTTCCGCCATTGCCATCACAAATAGGACATTTATGTGGTCTATACCCTACTTTTTTAGTAACATTATTTAATATTTCTTCTATTTCTTTTAGTCTCTTTTCTAACATTTGTATCTGCCTAATAATAGGCGACGCATCTAACTCAGTAGCGCACCAATCACAATTAACATTGTGAGGTACACCATGTTTACAATTAATGTTTGTCATAGTGCAAACGCTCATAACCAAACCTTGGTGTGAATTAATCCTAAACCAATAACACTCATTCATTTTTGCTGAACTCGATAATATAATTCTTCATTCTTTAATTCAGATTTATTTTTATCAAGAGAAGACATTTCCTGCCGCTCACGCTCATTAATAATTCCAGGAACCAATCTCTTGATACACGTATCTTCGTAATATTCATGAATGTTATCCATAATAACCTCTACGGCAATACAGTTAACTGAACAGTTGTTCCAGTAAATACTGGCTTATAGATTTGATGGCCATCAGCAGCGTTTACAAAGATAAAATCGCTTGGCAGGATGGTAAATCCTTGGCTTAGCATATATGGATTTAGATAACCAGAAGCTGAAACGGTTGCTAATGTATCAGTAGTATTAAGGTGACCAAAACGAGGATTAAGTTGTTGGCCAGTGAAGTCTATTCTAAATTCTGTGATTGCCATTGTGTTGCTCCTTTAAATTAAAAATTATTCCTTAGTCGTATATTTCTCTAGCTAACTCAAATCCATCTTTAAATCCTTCATTATATTTTTGTTCTGTACATCTTTCTAAACGTTCAATACGCATATCTGTTTTATCTAAGAATTTACCAAGTACATACTCTATGTTATCTTGTATCGACTTGGTTTTCATAAGTTCAACAGCATTTCCTTCATAAAATGATTTCTGCTCACATGTGCCTATACAACATTGAGCCAATGATCCATCTGGATTTTTACATAAACAAGCCATCAAAATATCCTCAAAACAGGATTCCACATATCCACTTTCTCTCTCGGTACCTTCTCACTCAATATTCTATCAGCCGCAAATTCCATTGCAATATATTGTAAAGCATCGTGAATATGTGATGAAAAATTCTTATGCGGAACCTCACGATATCTCTCTTCACCACCTACATTAATTCTCTTAAAGCAATAGTCCTTAGTAAACCCACGACGCAACTGAGGACATCCTTCTTTAGATATCAGTAATGCAGCCTGTCCGTCAATCATTGTATTAAGATAATATCTTATCGATCCTATTCTTGGTTCAAGTTCATTACTACGAGCAGGAGCAGTATCAATACCAATTGAGCATAATTCCCCAATACAGGACAACTCTTCCATAATATCATCGCCAGCAATGCCAGAAGGATCAGCACGAGATATTCCAATCTTATTATATGGAAAGTCGATCTGGATTTGAGGTAAAACAATATTTTTCGCAAACGTTCTGATACCCATATCTTCACAGGTGTATTCCTTTAATATGCGTAACTGGCCACGCGTAGATACCTGACAGACAACACATGCTGGTGTTAATCCAAAATCCCAACCAAGATGGATGGGATCGCCTTGTATAGAATGGATTTTAGCAGCAGAATGTATGTCATCATTATATTCAGGATAAACCTTTTTACCAAAGCCTACCGATCCGTACTCACCCAAACAATAAACTTTGATGAAGTCTTCTGATTGTCCTTCGGCGAGTTTCGTATAATAATCGTGAGATAAATTATTAGCATTATCACAATTAATATTTTGATGCCATTTACCATCTTCATCTTTTATTAAGCCCGGCGGCTGTTTAAATATGCGGTAGCTTTCAAGAGACTTAAGCTCAAAATCCTTATAAATCCAATGATCAACGTCAGGAGGATTTGTGTCAGCAATAATACCAGACCAGTAAGGATCAGCGCAAAAAGCACGAGAGGGATAACGATGATTGACTCGACCTTTGAAATGAGCCAATGCACCTTGGGGAACTTCCGACAATTCATTTATATACGCTCCAGTAACTTCAAGAGATTTGATTTTACGTAAATCCTGCTCTCGATCAAGCGCTATAAATATTAACTCTAATTCAACAACCCCATGCCCGTCATTAAATGTATGCTCATAAGTTAGCAATGGCTTTTGTCGCTTTCTTATATCACCTAAATCTCCAAACCACGTAAGCCATGTCTGCAATGTTGTACTCTGTAACTCCCCTGAAGTGTTACGAACTATAGCCCATCTTGCTCGTCTTCTTCCACTATGCCATATTGGCATTGCACAGGTACGTCTAACAATTTCGTGACAGCACCACGTAGACTTACCACTTCCGTAAGGGCCAATAATGAGACGCACAAACTCATCAGAGCTATGAGCCACGGCACCAGTTTTAGTAGGGATATAAATTTTCGGACGATCCACGTCATATATTATTGTTTCCTGATTGTTGAATATTACATGCTGTATATTTGCTTGATTGCGTTGATTGATAAGTCTATCAAAGCGCTGATTTATTCTCATCATGAGACATGACCTTTTTCTTCCGTGGCAATTTCAATGTCTCACGCGTGGTAAAACGCATCCCACATTTTAAACATTCTCTTCTGCGCCGCACACTTTCATCGTCATCTTGACGTGTTTCAATTACATGTGTTTCAGGATGAAGACATACAGTACACAACAAATTACTTACCTCGACTCATCCTATGAGAACGATGCTCGAAGCCTGCTGATTTACGTTCGTAATGTGTAGGTCGTGGATAATCAGGATTAGTTACCTGAACAAATTCTTGTTTGTAGCTTACAGGTTTCATGTTGTTTTCTAATTCTAACCCGGGAATAATTCCCATATCCATGGCGTTATCTTTCATCGTCTAATCCCTCGTAACGTTTTACTTGCAGTTCGCTTCTCGCCTAATATTTTATTTGCTTTCGCATCTATCTTTGCTTTTGAGCTTTCTGATAACTTGCCTTTCTTTACCATTTGAGTGGCGCGTGCTTTGGCATTCGCGGCATGAGCTTTATCATTAACGGGATATTTTTTCTCAGCAGGCAAAGCAAATTCTGATTTCTTTAAAGACTTTCGCTTGGCAGTTGTAAGGATACTCATAAGCTATTTTCCTTTTTTTTTAGCTTTACGCTTTACAGATAAAGCAATCGCAACAGCTTGCTTCTGAGGTTTGCCCGCTGCCATTTCTGTTTTAATATTTTGACTAACTGCTTTCTTACTCTTTGATTTTAGCAAGGGCATCTTGAGTTTCCTTATCTTGAATTTCCAATCGATCGATTCTTTCTGAGAGTTCAATTGCAGGTGCATTTCCACTAAAATCACGCCAATAAACTTGTTCTAATGTCCATTGAGCGCCTTTGTGGCCTTCGGCTGCGGGACGAATAACATTGCGGCATTGCTGGATTTCTTCTTGCTCTACACGCGCAAGAGACTCTACCAAAAATGCTTTTAAACTCTGTACGCCGTAATGAATATCCACAACGCCTTGCTGTTGCCAAGCATAAAAAATTGCTTCTGTGATGCCATTTGCTCTAGCAGCTCTTTTATTTGTAGAACCATTTTTAATATCAAGGACAAGCTGATCGATTAACTCTTTACTGAGTTTTTTATCAAGACAGGGAATTTTATTAGGTTTAATTTCCATTCATGCAATTCCTTTGCAAACATGGATTTATTATGCACCGTTACAATTAATTTGCAAATAGATATACACAAAATTTTAAATTAAAAGATATCCACGTTTAAGTCTTTTTTTAGATAATCTGTCAATCTCTTTGCGTAAAGACGCTCTGCAATGACCAACAGAAATACGGATAATGCGATGATGATTATTGAGCTTACTGCCGCGCATAACAACAAGGATATGCTCATTAATTAAATCCTTTTGAACATCTAAATAATAATATCTCCCATTAATGGGATTTTCAAATTTAAGCATAACGCCTTAGATAGTTCGGGCCTATCCTTGGCGTTAATTTCTAGAGGGTGCTTCCCATACTAGCCTAATATTTATCTCAGCTTCAATAGGCAATTTCAAAGATTTAATAAACATTTCTTTCATGGCCGCAGGAAAATCAGACTGAATTTGTAATAACTTTTGATGAGATTCTGGATCTTCCATAATGTTTTTAACCAATAATGGAATATCATATGTTGACGAACCAAACACTTTTGATAATAAATTAAATGCAGTGATTGCAGTTCCAACAAAAGGTCCTCCAAGCGCTTGAGCTATAATTGGAGCAGCTTTTTCTATCACAGGAAAAACGTCTGCAAGTAACTCCTTAAACATCATAAACTCCTGTTTTCATCGCATCCGCCAACTCAATAGCACGATCTTTTACTTGTTGAGCCCACTTACTATCTAGCATTTCTTTTGCAGCTTCTTCAAAATCTTGTCTTTCAAGTGCATTAAACATTTTCTTAAATGAAAGCAATTTCTTATAGCCCATAAAGGCCATATCAATCAAAACTATCTGCCGGTCATAATTTAATTTTGAGTAAAATAAAAAGTCAGACAACAACTGAGTATCGAAATAAGTAACATCGGCCAAAAAATTGGATTCGATAAATTGATCATTAACCCCACGGTCGGATAGATTATAGCCAATACCGCAAGTAATCTTGCCAACACTATCAGCATAAATCTTATTAGAATATCCTTCATGTTTTATCAAAGACCTTCTTAATTTAACAAACATCTCCGGTGGCATCATGCTCATATTCATCATCCATATTCAGTGAAAATGTCGTCATGCAAGGAACGTGACACTTTTCACACACATAATAATCATGAACTACATACACTAGCTCTTTACAACATCTTGACACAATCATTTTTAAATTCCAATCCATTGAAAATAAAGCCCTCCAGAACAGGAAGGCTATGATCAAATACTGACCTAAGGTGTAGATACAAAACGAGGAGTTGCACCTACGAGTTAGCTGCAAGTGCAATGTCATTGTATAGTTTCAAGTAATTTCTGACAATAGATTTTGCTTCTTCAGACCCTTTCGCTATCTCGCAACAATATCCATTTTTTCGCAATTTTTCCTGCCATTCCTTTTGGCTTTCTGAAATAACACCTCCACGAACACGTTTAAGCTCAATATAAAGACCGTGATAAGGTTGCGAAGCAATAGGAATGCAAACGTCAGGGATTCCACTTTTAACGCCACAGCGCTTAAATTTGAAGGCTTCCAGTAGGTTTCGCTTTCCCCCGTTGGGAATTGCGAAATGCACAATGTTATTTTTTTCTAACCATGTCACGAAGTTGATCTGTTCTTGCTCTTCTTTCGGAAATGTCACCTTCTTGGGTTTTGCAATAGCCATCCTTGGCCTCCTCTCCATATAGCGCTCCAAGCGCTGCAAAGTATTTTGTTTTGAACTTTCTCCCCTTATGAGTGAATTGGTATTGCTTTTCTATTTCCATTAGAACTTCCTTGTTCCACGTAGAACATTAATTTTTATAGAGATTTTCGAAGCAAGCTAATGCTTCATCCAGGTTATTCTTGTACTTTTTTATAACATCATCTGTATATTCATCCAAGAACTTTTTATCATCGCCTCCGTCTCTTTCTGAAATGAGTTTTATTAATGTACAAATCCGGCTTTTTTTATCAATCCATGATCTTTTCATATTAGTTAATCCTTCTAGTTAACCTAAATGCTTTATGGCTCGTTCTCTAATACAGGTTAACTCGCGTATATAATTATATAATATATATATATATATCAATAAGATAGAGAGTTAACCATGGTGGTTAATTAATGGTTAATTAGAGGTTAATCGGTGAATCAAATTAACCATGAGATTAACCACAAATTAACCTAAAATTAACCAAGAGGTTAATTCCTTACAATGCAGGCGTACCAAGGGTTTCGAGGCATTATGAGAACTAAGTTAACCAAGAGCTCATAATGCCCCATCGAAAATAATAGTTAATCTATTATCAATCCCAATTTGCGGGCTTTTTGAACAAGCTTATTGATGTATGGACGACTCTTTCCCAATTCACTAGCAATATCCTTTTGGGCAACTTTTATGTTCATTCTTTCAACAACAAAGTCTAAATTGGTCTTTTCTATGGATTGGAATCCCCATCCATCGGATGAGAGAGAAACTTCAAGTGGCAATGAATCGGTACCACCAAATGAACGAGCTTTAGAATAAATAATTTTGAATTTACGGATATTAATGTTTTCATTTTCAAGATTGTCTTCAGCTAATGGTTGTAAAGAAATGGCTGTATCAGCACAATCCATCATTCTGGATGTCCCACGATATCCTTTGATGTCTTTACCTGAATGGTGAACGATTAATGTTGTTATACCTATCGATCTAAGATGGATTAACCAATCCTGGATAATTTTCCATTGCTCGGAATTATTTTCATCAATAGCAGAAAGCATGGATAAATTATCTATTACTAAAACTTCTATTCCATTATTTTTTATGAAATTGTTGTAAAATTCTTGTCCATTATGATCACATATTTTGGGAAGTTTATAGGGCAGTATTTTATCAGGGGTTAAAAGATGGAACATATTTGGGACATATAACGGGCCCTGTTGTTTAACAACATCCATAAATCTAGAATGTACTTGGTTAAAAGCCATTTCGCCGTCAATATATAAAACTTTACGTGGTTTCGGACATTTGTATTTTAAAAAAGTACCCCCCCCCGCAATGGCATAAGCTACATTTAAAGTAAATAAAGTTTTACCAACACCGGTCGATGCATAAATAAAAGCAATTCCTTGGGTTGGTAACCATGGATAAAGAATATATTCCATTGGATTAAGTGTTGATGAAATTAATTCTTCATAAGATATTGATTTAATTTTTTCTAATTCAATATTTTCTCTAAGTGATTTAACATTTTGATTTGAATTAATAATATTTCCATTTTTCAACTTATCTTTGATATCCATATTTATATCCTTAAGTTTAAAAGTTGTTTTTCAGTTTCTTCGATTCCTGCGATACAAAATAAATCATTCCAATCAGTTAATTTTTTATTTAAAGAAGAAAAATTATCAAAATTGGGAATTCTCAAAAGAGATCCGCTATTTTTAGCGGCTTTTGTTGCAATAACTACACCAATATTTTCTGGTAAATGGGCATCATTATCAGCACAAATAACCATGCGATTTTCCGGATATTTTAAACGTAATTGATAGGCGACTGATTCCATATTGGAAGCGCCTAAGGAGCACACTACTGGCTGGTTAATGGTTTCATAAATAGAGCATCCTGTTGCCCATCCTTCGCATATCCATAAAGTATCATCTTTGGTTATAATTTTATCTCCTAAAAGGATAAATCCATTTTTTGGAGAAGCATGTTTTTTGAATCTTTTGAAACCATCTTTTTTAATATATTGAAGAGATTGCAAAGCGCCATTAATGTCATGTATTGGTAAAATAAGATAAGATCTGCACTGATATGCGCCATAAGGAATGATCCTCTTAGAAATAATATAGAAGTGTTCCTGAGAGGCCTCTTTACAGGTTGGACCTAGGAATGTTTGATGAGAAAGAAATAACTCAGCACGCCAAATGGCGTGCGCTCGCAATAATTCTTTTTCTCTTTTAAGACGCAAAACATGTTCTTCGCGAGCTCTTTTTTCATTAAAAGATAGTTCTTTCCAGGATTTTTCCCAAACAGTTTTCCAATTAACAGGATCTCTCCAATCTCCGAAAGATGCTCCTCCGTGAAATAACACTACAAATAAATGTCTCTTTCTATTCCAATGGTTTTTTGATGAAAATCGCTGAAATTCATCTGTCGCCCAATTGATAGTTCCTTCAATAAAAATATCGGATTTTTCCATTTCTGCTAAAAGTTTATCTTCAAATTCCATATGCTTTCCTTGCTAGAGAATCAGCATGGTGGTTGCGTTCTCGAGAAATCCATTCAAAATGGATATTTGAAAATTGAAATAGTAAATCTTTGGCTATATCAGCATATTTTGTGTACTTTCCTTCTCCTATTTCCCATATGCCTGCCATTTGGTTAATAACTAATTTTGAATCTCCAAAAACATAAATTTCATAGGTATTGAGTGATTTAAAAATAAGATATTTTAAAGCCGCTATACAAGCACAGTACTCAGCAACATTATTGGTAGAATTTATAGAAGGAATGTTAATTTTTTTGGATATTTCGTATATAATTTTTTCATGTTGTTTAATAACTGCTCCATAACTAATCACACCACCTGGATTTGGAATGCACGAGCCATCAAAAAATACCTTTATCATT